CGGCATATCCACACGCTTTGAAAGCCTTACAAAGCCGGGTAAGCAACCCGGCTTTCTGCGTGTAAATTTAGGTGCAATTTTTTCATTTTTGCACATAACAGCTTTAAACATGATTCTAAGCGCATCAGTTGCGCAACATGAATTTGTTGATGCTCTGAGCAAAAAACAAAGAAGCCTTGATTCCTCAAGGCTTCTTTTCTGGTGGAGGTGGGGAGAGTTGAACTCCCTCAAAATTTTGCTTGCAAGAAAATTTTCTTTTGTTTTCAATGGTTTTTCAGACTATTATTGTCTCTAAAGAAAATAAAAATTACAAGTTAAAAATAAAAAGTGGGTTATAAAGTGGGTTACAGAAATTTGTGCATTTGAGCAAAAAAGAACCTAAGACGAGGCTTGGAGGAGGCTTGCTTCAATGTCAATCTGATGCTTATTGTCGTAGAGGGTTGCTTTTCAACGTTTATTGACGTACTATCTAAAAAGTGCATTTACTTTCTTGCGCATTATATACATCGTTCCGAATTTAAATCTTACACGGCAGCGAGTTCTAGCAAATCTGCGCAATTCAGTAATCCGCAGAACTCAACTATATAAGAAAGCTGATTTGGAAAATTGCAACCTGTTTCTTGCAAATATTTTAAACATGCCCTAATCTTTTTAATACACAATACAATATAAATAGGGGAGAAACGTCATGTATTATAAGTTGTCGTGCAGTGTATCGTCATGCCCAAATGGCAGCAAAATTTTTGAAAAATGTGACGAGGAGGCATATGAAAAGTCAAAAGATTCTTTTGAAAATATGACGGCAGAGCAAAAATCAAAGTACAAGGGCCTTGAAGATTATTTAGAAAAAGCCGTCGGTTTGAAATTGTCAGCGTATAATCGTTGTTACCTCAAATTAGTCTGTGAAATAAATTTTCGCCTTGCCAGCAGTGCAATTCCCGAAGTATTGCCGATTGATGTAGTATTATATGACCAATCAACCACTGACTTGCTAAATTCCCTTGAAACTAATGAATATATTAAGGAAGTATACCGCAAAAAGAAAGCGAACGTAAAAGATGGACTCAATACTTCAAAAGCCACGGTTTTGCTGGAATGCATGCGGCAAGGAAGAATCTTACTTCAAGCTGGTCAAAAAGCTGAGATTCTTGCAAAGCCATTGATTGATTTTTATGCTGCCTCAGCGTATGCTTATGCAATAATTGTTATTAATTCTCCTCTGCATAAATCTATCGAGACATTAAAAGGATCACACGGTCATAATTATGACCACAGTGACGGAACAATTAATTTTGGCGGCTCTATTCCAACGGGGACATTTTTGGATTTACTATTTTCTATACCAGTATCGCAAATACATTATAATAATTTAGATATTAAATATTCATTATTGCCATCCCTTGAGTTCATACAAAGCCACTCTATTAGCATCTCACTTTTATCTTTACTGTCAATGGTTCCAGAGCTACAAAGTTATTATACCAATGTTGAGCCGAGCAGTAGAGTCGTCCATAAAATTAGTATTGACACCGGGATTATTAATTCCAAAATAACCTACAATTTTTATATTGGAGATGGTGTTAACAAGCCAAATAGAGTCAAACTCGAATCATGCTTTAAGACAAACAATATAACAGAAAATCAAGGAAGTTATAAAGTCACCGTTGATTCAGATTCCTTATCGCACATTTCGCCAACCATTTACCAAGATATTAAAGGCGATTTGTGGTATGTTGAGTCACCAGTTGATGGGCTTGTTATGCCCGAGCTGTGCCTTCATTTCTTAATTATTAGTGCTCTGTGCAATATCATGCGTTATTCACCTCATGAATGGAATACTATCTTGACAAATAATGTTTCACAGCCATTTTCACTTTTAATTAATCGATACATAGGATTGTTTGAACTGAAATTTCCAATGATTGCAACTCAATATTTAACAAATTACAATCCTATTCTTCAGAGGTAAAAAGGAGAAATCGTTCTATGTGGATTCGTAATCGATATACCGGCCCCGGCGGCGGCCTCTATACCGGCCCCGGTGGTGGCCTCTATACTGGCCCCGGCGGCGGTGCATATACCGGCCCCGGTGGTGGCCTTTATACTGGCCCCGGTGGCGGCCTCTATACCGGCCCCGGCGGCGGCCTCTATACCGGCCCCGGCGGCGGCCTTTATACTGGACCTGATAATATGCCGTATACCAGCAATTGGCCTCCGCGCGAGCACTTGATTCGTTTTTTAAGGCAAAACGGAATGGAACGAATTGCTGAATACATGCTTAAAAACGGATTTTAACCCTCTCCTTCGAGTTTTTTATAATAAGTATCTAATTTCATCTGTAGAAGGGCGCAAAAATAGAGCGACACAACTGCTGAATTTCTAACAAGCATGGTAACTGCATAGGCCTTACGAATAAAAGATTGCGGCGGATAGGAAAAGAGAAATTATACTTCTAGTCGCAATAAATAAAACTCCACTGATATCGTTCCAGCTACTTTTCTTTAAGTTCATGTTGTGTCGCAATATATCGGTAGCCGAAATTTTGGTCAATGCCACCGCTGAAGACGGTTTGGCTCTATATTTATGATGTGATATTACGAGGGGATTTTCCCATGGATCAGAAAGAGATAATGCATTATTGGTACTATTTCTGCTCGCTCTGCTCTCAGCTCAATGATACAAGGCAGTATGTAGATCACAGCACTGTTGATAAAAGCGGAATAACAGTACTTGCAAATGGCGATACATACTCCAACGAATTTCTAAAAATTCTGTTATCATCATCATCCGAGTTCGAAACAGTAGGTAAATTATTATGTAAAAGCATAGACAAAGATTTTAAAGGCAAATCTAATATCGTGTTAATATCAGAAACAATTCTAAGTAAATATCCTAACATAGTCAAGACAAAAATAGCTACGGACTATGAAGACTTAGTTCCTTTATCTGAATGGAAGATTGTTGATAATGCTAATAAGAAGGTTGAAGGATTGGGCTGGTGGCGTGCATACACAGATATTAAACACGCACGTTATGAAAATTTTAAATCTGCAACCCTTAAAAACTGTATAGACGCACTTGGCTCCCTATTGGTCTTTGAATTATATCTGTCAATGGACGCTACTGGATCTGTCAGCAATTTATCTGCATACGGGTGTGATTATTTTAGTTTTGAGTATGGTGTTGAACATTTTTATGTAAAAGGTCTTCAAGATCTTCCTGACTTTTAAAAATACTAAAGCCGCCTCTCTAAAATTGAGAGGCGGCTTTAGTTCTGTGCCCGATTTGGACACCTTATTTAATATATAGCGCCTGCTCCGCTTTCCTGCGCCGCGTCAGGCCCACCACGGCCTTGCCCCCGCTCTTGTTATAGAGGGCGTAGTCTGCTGGGAACAGGCCGGACGCCATACGACGCCCGGCCTGTTCCTTCAGGAGATCGGATAAAAAGAGGATAAAATGAAAAAACTCGTCTCTTGCAAGTATGATAATACTGATGATATGTTAAGCAGAAAAGCGTAGACTATTACGAATCTTTTAAATCTCTGCCAAGACGCAAAACTCCCCGGGGCCTACCGTATAGTAAGCCCCGGGGAGTCTCATTTCTTATACCGCCGTCTCCATCCCGACGGTCTGGAGCTTGCGGTCAAACCCTCCGCCGCGGTAGATGAATACCAGCGTCCGCACCTGCTCATGCGTCAGGTTGATGATGTCGCCGTTGCCGGTCGCATCGGAGCCGTCTCCCTGGATGATGCCCGCCGTCATGAGCTTGTCGATGATGGGCCGGAACTTCTCCGGCACATCCTTCAGCTTTTCATAAGTAACCACTTCGTCTTCCTCGCTTTCTTCCGCATCATAGGCGGGTCGCACGGCCCCCTTGATCAAATTGTTGCTGCGGGACCTCCGCTGTACCTGCCCGCCATTAGCGTCGTTACCCGCCCCGGTGTTGCCCTCAATGGCGACCACCCCGGCTGCCGTAACGCTCTCTATGATGCCGGTATGGTCCGTATCGGCACCGCCGGGAAAGTCGTAGATCACCACGTCTCCGGGCTGGTAGTCCCAAGTCACCCAGCACCCCGCCGCCTGCGCTGCCCGCATCATGGTCCCGCAGGAGGCCGTGCGCACGGGCAGCAGATAAGCGGCCCCGGCCTGGGCAAAGCACCACTGGTCAAACATCATGCACCAGGGATTCCCGTCCAACCCGAACCACTTGCCATATTTCGTCCGGTTGCTGCCCTGCGGGTTTTCCGTATACCCCAGCTCCGCCCGGGCGATGGAGAGGATATCACTTGCTTTCGGCATTGCTCACCGCCCCCTCAACCGCGGCATTCTGTACCTTTTGAGCAATGGCAGCGGCGATAGAATCAACGTCAGCGTCCGCCTGCACCGTTAAGGATTTCGGCAGGTCCCCGACGGTAATCTGCGCCAAGGCCTCCTTCAGCTTATCGAAACCGAACATTGCACTGTAAGCAACCAGCAAGCCGACGATCACAGTGGCTACGACCATGTACCACGTGACGGCCACGCCGTTGATCTGCGCATAGGCCGCTCCGGAGGCCAGCGTAAGGACCTCAGACAGCAGCACCACCACAAGATTAGTGGGCAGCTTGCTCCACGTTGCTTTTTTGATCACCTCCGTCAGCAGGTTTGTCAGGACGGTCAGTGCGCCGATAATTGCCACCAGCATACTCATGTTTGCTACACTCATTTTTTACTCCTCCTCATAAATCATTATTGTCCAAATTTGTTCCCAGGGCGGCGTCATAGGTGATGCCGCCTTTGATATTCTCCGCCTTGGCCTTTCCAAAATAGGCCGTCAGAACCACTGCGGTAGACGCCTGAAGCGCTCCGATTAGCGTGGTGAGATACGGCAGCGTCCCGGTGTACCGCATTTTGATACTAATCTGCATCTTCTTTATTACCGCTCCCCTTCACATTCACAACAATGTGCGGCGTGAGGCTTGTGGTATTGATCTGCGCCGTGTATTTGCGTACCGCCACATCCTCGATGTACTTCAGCTCCTCGTCCGAAAGGTTTTTAACGGACTTCGCAGTGCTGGCGGTGTTTTTGTCAATGTTCTTCAGTGCCACGGCGGCGGCGTTGTCCAGCGAGAAATTAGAGAAACTCCCGGCAAGCCCAGATGCCGCAGCTCCCCACGCATTGGCAGTATCGGTATAGCCGATGTGATCCATGCGATCAATGGTAATCTGATTTTCTCCGAACGTGCGATTCACCCAGGCATTCATATCCGTTCGAAATCCAGAAACCGCAGCAGCCATATTCGTTCCGAGCAGTTTGTCGATTGCACTTGCAGCGGTTTCAACAACGCCCAAGATGTTATCGAAGGTATCAAAAAACAAATGCGCAACGGCGGCAACCGGATCATTGAATACGTTTGCGAAAAACTCTGCAAATACGGCAATCGTATTCCACGCATCTGCAATCAGATTATGCACCAGCGCATACAGCCACCCCGCGCCCTTCCCAATTGCCCCAAACACCTGCTCTGAGGTAAATCCGGCAGCATTAAAAGCCTGCGCCATCATAATGACGCTCGCGATGAGCAGCAGAACAGGCCAATTTGCTGCGGAAGTAGCAGCCGCGGCTACCAGCATGTTCGCGGCATACAAGGCGATCAAGATAGCCGCGACCTGCATCGCTGACTGAAAATGCCCGCCGATCCACTCGCCCAGCGCTGTAATCTTATCCAGCAGCCACCCGACGGCAGTACCGGCCATTCGCATTGCCGTTTCGATGCCCCGGGCAATGCGCTGTCCCTTCTCGCTGTTCATAAACGCATTGAATCGGTCTATTGCGGGCTGCATGCCTTGCAGCATCGCCACAAATCCTCTGGCCACCGTGTCTTTCAAACCGCTGGTCATGACGCTCCACGACTTCTGAATGCTGTCCGGGGCACGTTCTAAGCTGTCCGACAGGAAGCGCAGCATTCTGCGGGCGGTGAACATCATCAGCCCCATGCGAATCAGCCGCTTACTGAGAGCATCATGCGATTGACGCGCTCTTGCGGCGGCTCCGGCGTTCTTTAATAGCTCCGCGGTGTGCCGAGCGATTCTGGAAATAACGCTTCGGTGGGCCTGTTCTTCGTTTTTAGCGGCGTATGCCTCTCTTGCAATCGCATTAGCCGCTAAATCCCCACTTTCCGCAAGACCCTGCAAGCCCTCGCGCATGATGGACTCGGCGCTGTTCGCCTCAGCTGCGGCACTCGTCCAAGCAAGCCCCATGGACTTCATTTTCTTTTCCAATTGGGAAATGGCCGCATCCCTCTGTTCATCCGTCACCGCCTCTAACGCAGCCTGCTCCATAGCAGACAGGCGGTCAATAATACTCTGTGTGGCCGCGCTCACATCCATCTGCGCGGACCTTGCAGCAGCAGACACATTGGCCGTGACACTTTGCGCCGCAGCGGCATTCTCGGCTCTCACCTGCCGCTGCGCCGCTTGGACGGCTCGTGATGTGGATGTGGATTTCGAGGCGACCTTATCCAGCACGGACGAATAATGATCTACAAGTTTCAGTTCGTCTCTGATAATCAATGCATACTCACTTCCTTTCGGAATCCCGCTTTTCTTTCTCCGCAAATGCCAGAACGAGCGCTTGTTCCCGGTCTGTCATTTCTTCAACAACATGGGGAAGGACACCGTGGCGAATGCACAGGTAATATGCACACGCCACAGACACGTCCATCCCCGTTAGGAGTTTTTTGCTTCTTCCTGAATGTCGTCTCCAAACCCTGAAAGGTCCATGATGGCATCGGACAATCTACGATACTCGCCGGAGTACAGCATTTTGCGAGGAACATCTTCGGGGTTGATCACGCCGTAAGCGCTGCACATCTCGGCTGCCGCAAAATCAGGCTCAACAGTCCCCGCAATAACGATCCGCGCCGTATAGGCATTGACGTCAAAATCCTGCACCAGCATTCCAGAGCGGTCCCGGTGAGACCGAGTGCACCCTTTACGAATAGCAGTATTCATTTCCTCAGACACAGGCCGAATAATGAACGGCGCAGGGATAGGCGTTCCCTTTTCATCGAGGACAACAGCCCCGTCATCCCCGTGCTGAACAAATCGATCAGAGACAATGATCTCCTGCGTTTCATCCTGCCGGACAGGATGCAAAAAGTCACTCAGTTTGCCCATAGTTTAACCTCCCAGATTCGTAGGCGCCGTGAAGCTGCTCAGCGGCTCAAAGCTGGACGCTGTAAAGGATACTTCCTCTTCGAGGAAATCCGCCGAATCGTCCAGCAGAGACAACGGAATCTTGCTGAGGTTGACGCCGTAATAAGCGACCGTCTGCGTACCAACGGTAGAACCGTTGTCGTTGTTCGTCACCTGCAAGGTAATCTCCGGCAGCGTGCCGGAATTCTGGTATTGGTGTGCGATGTTGATAAACTCCGGCGTGCCGTAGTAAATCGTGAAGCTGCCGGACGTTTTCATGCCGGTAACCTTCTGCTGCACCTTTTTCGTGCCAACAACAGGGAAATCAGCGGTGTTGAACTCTGCGTTGGCCTCGAACTTCTTCAGCCCGAACAGCAGTACATTGCGCCCATTAATTGTGGCGAAGGCCGTTCCGCTTTTTCCGTTCAGGCCGTCTCTTTCGAGCAAATAACTCATGTCTTGGCCTCCCTTAAAGGCGGCTGTAAAGCTCTTTCCAGTTTTGATACTTCGCATCATTGGCAAGGCGGTGTTTTAAGAACGTCTGTGCAGTTTTCGGAACCTTGTCGCCCAATGCGATTCGGTACTGCTGGTATTCTTGCAGCAGCCTCAGATACTTCTGGCGGGCTGCCTGCTGCTTCCGGTACGCCTCAATCTGCGCTTCACTGCGCGGGTCTCTACTGGGCGGATTACTGTGGAACGATGAAAATGTTTTGTCCCGCTGAATCTGCGCATCCGATAGGCCTATGGTCGAATATGGCGTCAGCGTGTGCAGGCAGTTCGGGTGAATCCCCAGATAGCTGTTCATCAGCGAATCAGGGCTGTCTGCGTCGATCTTCCCCATAGCGGCAGACAGCGGCGGATACTCCGGGTTTGTTCCGCTTTTAGAGTAAACCCGTCCCTCATATGGGGCACACGCGGGACAGGTCGTTCCGTGACTGGATATCCGAAACAGGTCCTGTTCCGGGTCTCGGGTGAGTATCGCAAGGTTTTCCGCCTGCCGTGCGGTCGTGCGTGTAACCATGTTACAATAAGCACTCAGGCTCCACCGTCTGCCTGACTTATCCACAAAAGCGGTCAGCCCATCGGCTCGGAGCTGCGTAACCATCTGCTTTGCCGTGTTCCACGCCCCACCACCAGCGGCCTCCATCTCAGCTGCTCTGGCAATTCCGACTCGGCGAAAGGTATCCTCACTCAGCCGCCCGATTGCATAATCCGCGCTGATCTCTGCATGTCGGGAAGCGTCGAGGATACTGGACATCAAATTTGATGTTAGAATCTGCGCAACCGCTGTCTGTTCAACAGTCAGCGCACCGGCGTTCATATACCCCGCCATGTGCTTTGCAGCACTCTCGGAAAGCCTCGCCGCATCTGGGTGGGCTACATAAAAATTGGACTCCACAAGAATAGGAACGTACCGCCAGCAGGCATCCTGCATGTTTGCAAGCGTCTGCTGTACCCGTTCCAACGCAGCCTGCTCTGAATAATCAATCAAGCCCTTTGAATGCTTATAGGCAATAGCGTCCACCAGATCGTGTTCGGTCTTCAGGTAGACCGCACGCAGAGCCTCTTCAATTCTCTGTGGACTTGCTGGCACTAGTGGTCACCTCCTGCGGGCATCAGAAAAGCGCCGGGCATACGCCTGACGCTTTGAGATGCAATTATTTTTTGTTGGGGTTCGGATAATTTTTCTTGATTGTTTCGCCAGAGGCCCACGCCTTTTTTGCTTGATTGATACTCCAGTCTCCGTTCATACCCGGATCGTTCGGATAATCACGCCCCACGTAATCGTCCTCCCACCCGCATACTGGGCAGATATCGAAGCTGCCCTTTGGTTCACTCATGCACATTGCTCCGCAAATCGGGCAGGGGTATTTTTTATTACTTTCCATTATCGAGTTTATCCCTCTCCCAGTATCGCACTGCATTTCTGTTTCCACGATCAGCATTTAGATTCCAAAATGTTTTTATCGTCCCAGAACTCGTTGCCACCGCATATAGTCCGCCCTCGTAATCATAGCGGCAAACATCGCCGTTTGATCTTACAAATGCGTCCCCATGCTTTCCTCTCGGAGACGCCAGGAACGCACGGGCCTTTTCCACATAACCTTCTTCACTGGCTGCTTCAACAGACGCGCCGTGGTCTTTGAAATGCTGCGCCCTTGCGGATGGCGAAAAATCTTTTGCAACCCATCTCCTAGGAAACCCGGTCTTATCCGCAGACAGCTCCCAATAGTCAAATGGTTCCTTAGCCTGCTTGCTGCTCCATTCCGGCATTTGAGAAGATTGTAGACTACCACTTTGAGCGCCGTTTGTCAAGCCCCCACCTCCGCCGGATCCACCCACCTGACCAGGGCGTCCGGCGTGACTAAAATTTCCGCTGCCGGCTCCTCCGTCAGCCGTTGGCATTGCGCCCATTGTCAGTGCAGCCAGTGGATCGCGCATTGCCTGTGTGTCCTGATACGTGACACCGGCGTTCTGCTGGATCTGTTCATCGGGGATACTGTCAAACATGCCTGTATCATCAGACATCTTTTTGAGTTCCTTCTGCGCCGTCCCCTTGTCTAGCAGTCCTCCTTGGTAGGCGGCCAGAACAGATCCGGACTTCTTATCCACAATATCCGCAACCTCTGTTGCCTTGGGCGTCCAGAGCGGCGGAAAGGTTATCCCGATCCCATCTGGCACCTGTCCCCAGCAAGAAAGGCACAGCACCGGGAGAAGCCGCTCCAAAATGGGACGCAGATCGCTTTCCCGTTTCGTGTCGATATAATCGTAATAATTCTGAAGATCACTCTCTCCTGTAGCATTCATCCCCGCGGGCGATCTCCCGAACAGCTTAGTGACCGGGATGCGTGCGGCGCCGGAGACATCCATCATCACGGTGTTATACACATCAGCAAGCCCCGAAAAAGTGTATTGCGTGTTGTGGATGCCGTCGCCTTTGTTGACGATGCGCATCCCGAAGTTGGTGTCTAAGACGCTCTGCGCCTGCAGCGTATCGTAGAGCCGCTTCTGCATAGCCGGAGAACCAATAGAAAGGATCTGATCGACGTTGTCCACTTCCATGTAGTCCCTGCATGCCTTAAAGGTCAGCGCCGCCAGATTATGAGAGACGTTGTCCCGCTTAACGATTTCGTCATAGATGGCCTCCAATTCAGACGCACCCCAGTATGTTTCCGCAATCTTCTCCAGATAAGGAAGCTCACGACCTGTGAATCGCACCACACGAGAATGATGCACGCGCTGCACCGTTCCTCCGTTAGCATCTTGCACGGAGTAATAGGCAGGAAGTCCGAAATCCGGGTCTGCCATGTCGGTTACCAGCTCCATGTCGGGGTATACTCCGCTCCAACGGTCGACCACATACAGACCGAGGAACGTCCCCGGAAGCACTGCATCCAGATCAAGCGGCTGCGCCAGATCTTCTTGCCCTCGAATCAGAATCACACCAACCGCGCCGCCGTATAGCCGCCCCCAGTACAGGCCCTTGGACAATCGGTCGCGGAGCGATGTTCTGCGAACTGCGCGGTCAATCTGATCCTGAGCCTCCGGTGTAAGGCCGTCCAGTTTCACCCACTCGCGCAGCATATCGTCTGGAATCGTTGTGATGATGTTCTGCACGATCCAGTTGTCACGATACAGGCTGTTCAGCAGCGCGTAATTCTGTGTCATGCGGGTCATGGGATACTGCGTGGCTTCCAGCGGCGACTGAGAGCCATACCCCAGACGGAACATCGGGTTAGAGAATGCATCCATGGTCTGCACTTGTTTATTTCTTCGGCTCAAATTACATTCTCCTCTCCATACCGCCACTTAGGCAGCGCGGTATTGACGTAATAGCGCAGGGCATCGGGACCATGGTCCATTGTCTTGACGGGCTTCTCAACGCCCATCTTGGCCGCTTTATCATCCCAGACATAGGAACCAAGCTCACCGATCAGGCCCTCACAGGTATCGTGAATCATCAGCACCCGCCGGCTGAACAGCTGCGCCACTCGCCGGATACCGTCTGGGACGTTGTTATCGCCCTGGGTGACATAGACGCCGCGACGCTGCAGTTCCAAAATGAAGCTGGCCGCCGAAGGGTCTACGATCACCGGGCATAAAAACTGCGGATCAGCTCCCATAAACGTCTGGAGCTCATCCGCATATTCGGAATCTGTTTTTTGCCGTCTTTCTTTGCGGCTGTCCCATCGGTACTCCCGATCCACCCAGACGCGCTCTCCGTCGTCGTAGATGTCCAGATACACCTGCGGGTTAGCTGTACCGTAGTCGCATGAGATATGGCGTACAGCGAGGTATGGGAGCCCCTGCGGCCTCTGTTCGTCCGTATAGACGTTGACATCTCGGCTGAACATGTCGTAAATAACTCCGTCGCCCGCCACCCACAAGCCCAGAATATAACGCTGGTAGAACACGCCGGTGTACAGGGACTTATATCGGTCTATCGTCTCCTTCGACAGCGACGGATTGTCCTCCATGGTGAAATGCAGGTGCGTGGCGTCTTTGTCTGCGGCATGTAAAATCCACTCCTTGTTGAACCAGTGCTCCGGCACATCCGGATTGCAGTTAAACCAGAATTTCGCATTGCTGACAGAGCAGCGAGCCAACGCCTGCTCCACAAAGGATCGCGGCATCAAGGCAACCTCATCCAGCAGGACTCCCGCCAGCGTAATGCCCTGAATCAGCATGTAGGACGATTCGTCCTTGCCGCCGAACACATAGAATCGGTTTTGCTTTTTCCCGCGACTCACGATCAGCTGATGCGTCGATCTGGAATAAACCATGTTGAAATTCTGGCGCAGGTAGGTGATACTCAGCAGCGGCTGAATGATATTGCGCTCTGCCGAGCCGACGGTTTTTCCGCTCAAGCCGAAATTGCAGTTATTAAAATTCCCCATCGCCCACAGAATGAACGACAAGGACATTATGGAGGTTTTTCCGGACCGGACCGCCCCGTCACAGATCAGAGCCGTGCGGCCCGTGTAAGGCCAGTGGAGAATGTCAGTCTGCTTTTTTGACAGCATCGGCAGCCTCCTTCAGGGATTTGGTAATGGGGTCGTCCTCGGCAGACTGTGCACCGGCAGAAACGGTCTCAATCCTATCGCGCCACTTGTCTGGCCGCCGATTCTTTAGCCAAAAGATCTGAGCCGTGGTGTCGGGAAGAACTTCTTTTGTGACTCTCTTCGTAACCGTCAAGCAGGAGAATCCCGTTTCCTTGTCGGTAGTCTTTTCGCGCGTCACCTCATCGTATCGGTAACCGAGCGCCCGTTTCAGCAGGGCATTCTCCACCTCAATGTCAATAACATCCTTGCCCCTTTTTAGGGCCTCAGAAATGGCAGGATACTTGTTCTTCCAATCGTACAGCGTCGTCGTTGTAATTCCACAGTTGTGCGCTATTTGCTCGTCAGTCAGGCCATCCCGCGCCCAGCCTTCCAGCCGGGTAAGTCCGTCAGGCTCAAGCCATTCCTGATATTTACCTTTCGCCACAAAGAACTCACCTCTCTTGTCCGAAAATACCCATCACTTGGCTCCCACCCCTGCCTACATACATCAGCACGGACTATACCCACTTGTGACCGCAAACAAGACAGTCGCCCAGAAGGACGGCTGTCTTGTTAATAGATGACTTCCTCTAATTCTATGTTGCTATATTCTACGCTGTCAAAAAAGTACGCTCCTCCTTGAAGATTTCCCCTAGCTCTTGCGTCGTATCTGATGCGTATTTCCACTGGTATCAGTTCTCCGGAGTAAGCGTCCGTAAACAGCCCCTTAATGACCCCTATGCGCTTAACCGGTCCGCTCAGCGACGGCGGAATGTAGTTCTGTGCGGGTTTGAATTTCAGATCGAGCAGCAAAAGCCTTGGCGGGATTATATTGTAATTTACCAGATCGAGTAATGCCCGCTCTGCTTCAAGGGATAGACTGAACTGTGTCTGAGATATAGGTTCGCCTGTCTCTCCATCGTAGATGAAGATTTCTGGATTTGTTATTTTAGAAAACAATTTCATCCCCACCTTCCGCCCCATTATATTCGGGACAACAGACCGAGGTGATGAAGGAGTATGATGCAAAGCCGTGGTGTTGACCCACATAGCCTGTTGGCTGCTCTGCATGTAGCGGGAGCCGCCGTGTTTCAGACGGCTCCCATCGGATTCCCATACTGACATATTACGCCTTTTAAAAGTGGTTCGTGGCCCATTTTTCAAAGTATGCCAAGAAATTCCGCGATTTCTATCAGAAATTTTTCCTTCCTTCGCTTAAATCCGTGTTCGCTGACTCCCGGAAGGTTTAAAAGCATATACGGATATCTTTTGTGGCTCTCACAGTTCAGCAGAATCCCTTCCGCCAGCCTTTGCCGCAATTCATCATTCTGGATATCCAGTCCGATATGTAGCTTCGCTTGCTCTACCGCCCTCATCCGCTGCGTCTCTGGCCAGTCCTCAATAGCGGCCAACTGTTCCATTTTGCTCTCTGCCGGTCGCCCGTCTCCTCCAGAATGCGGCATGAACGACCGAATGCTTGGCTTATCCTTTGTGGCTTTTGTATCCGTGAAGTTGCAGGCCGTACCGTCTATAATCTCCCGTCGCGCCTCATGGTACGCTTTCACCCGGCGCTCGTAACCACGAACTATCCAAAGGCATTCCTGCCGAACGTCATACGGTAAAACTGGTTTTCTGCTCAATCGTGCACCTCCTGCGTCTTCTCGCATATACTATAACGTGCGGCAATCAGCATAGCCGCAGCTCCATAATCCATGGGTTCTAGTCTCCAAAAAAATATGCAGACCTCCTCTTTCCTTTTGGCAGCCTCAGAAATGGGGCTGCTTTTTTATGAACGTTCCGGCGGCTCCGGTTTGGTGCGGTAGGCGAGCCACGTTTTGCCGTAGTCTTTCGGGTAATGGCTGATATTCGCTTCATCGGGGCATCTGGCGATATACTTTGCTGCGTTACGCCAAGGCACCGTCCACCCTCCGTAAAGCCGCCCAACAATATACACCGGCTCCCCGTCCATCCCCCGCAGCTCGTCGAGGGTAAGGGGAGCGTTGTCGGGCTGGGCGCGGCGGTTCCAGGCGGCTTCGGCAGATTCGATAGCCCATGCTTTTTTCAACGCCCAGCGTGTTATTGAGCAACCGCAGTCACGGCACTTGATTGTCACGCGGTATCCGCTATCTCCCGATGGGATTCCGACTTCTGGGATTGCTCTCTTAAACGGGTTATCCGCGTCGCAGCACGGGCACGGCTTCAATTCACTCATTGGGGGCCTCCTTTGCAAGTGCTGACATATCGTATCCTGACCGAATAAAACGCAGTGTTTTTTCGTGGTTGCATCGGTTGCCAAGGTACGTATAAATTTCTGTCATATCTTCCTGCGAAAAGTCAGTACCGAGGAAAGCGTTGATA